GGTCAGTGAAGTAGTCACATCATCTGCAGGTGAGGCGGCACCCGTCAAAGGTACAGATGGCGATCAGGTTCGAGGGCAAGACTTAGGCGCTGAAGGTACTTACGATGCAGGCGGGTTCAGCTTCCGCTCGCAATTTTACTTTTCGCCTATCTCCGGCGGACTGTCAGCAATACGTTTGCACCCGGACGATCAGAGGGCTTGCCCGCTGTTGGAACGAGAAATCCGCGCGGTTTACTCTGCTAGCGGGCGGTCTGAATATTACAGCGCTGAGCGAAATTTGAGAGTTCGCATCACCGATGGTTACGGCCAGTGCTTCCTTCTTTACACACCTATCTCACCGCCGAATGACACCGGCCTATGATTGCCGATCGCGATTGAGGAACATGATCCAGAGTTGCGCCCCAACATGCTCCGAGCCGGGTTCCGGTTCCGGCTCTTGCTCCGGCTCTTCTTCCCCGAGCATGTCCGCCAGTGAAGGATAGGTCTTTGGATCGGCCATCCCCGACAGTCGCCCGCCCAACCAAGCGCCAAGAATGACATTGCGCTGCGCAGCCAGAGATCGCTCGCCAGCACCTTGGAGGGCGAGGATCGTGGATCGAGGCGTCTCTAGGAAGAACTCTTCCCGCCCGAAGCCCGCTTGGCGGTACGAACGGAAGATGCTTTCCCAGTCCCACGCTTCGGCTTCGCCGCCACCTGAGCCGCCCTGCCGTTTCCCACCGGCTTCGGCGGGTCGATGCTCGTCAGTACGGCCTTGAATGCTTCCTGCGCCGCAGAATCGTCCGCATCGAGGAACATTTCGATCGCATCGTCCTCGGTGATACCGGGATGGTTCACGACAAGCGCGCCGTAGAACAACGCGACGACCGTGCGAAGCATCGGATTGCGGCCCATCGCCATCGCCCGCTGCGCTTCTTCCGCAGCATCAAGCGCCGAATAGTCGAGCACGTCTTCGGCGTGCATCAGCGTTCGGTTGTTGAGGGTCAGGCGATACTCCTGACCCTCATAGGTGAACGAAGCGGTCCCTTCGAGCCGGTTTCCCATCGTCAGCCCCTTACGCCGCAGGCGGCGGGGTTACCGCGCCCTTAGCCATTTCGCGCACGCGGATCGTGAGCGTTGCGGTCTTCTTGCCGCCGGTCGAAACCTGGTTCTCTTCGTAATTGAAGATGCGCATCATGGCCGTAGCTTCCTGCGTGGAGCCGTCGTTCGCCGCACGCGATACGATCTTGCCCGGACGCTGCTCTTTGCTGAACAGGTGTTCGGAAATCTTGATGTCGGTCTCCGAACCCGGACGATATTTGATGACGGCGGTGAGGGCGGAAAGCGTCCCCAAACCAGGGATCTGCATCGCGATGCCCCCGGAGTCGAAATCGGTGTCGTCTTCCTCGTTGAAGCTCAGCGAAGGGCGCTTGATCTCGATAAGACCCATAACCTTGAAAAGGGCACCATCCGAGCCGGTAAGGTGAAGCTCTTCTTTGTCCGCAATCACGGATTCGACGTAATCGTCTTCCATTAGTCAGTTCCTTGTGCTGGTGAGTTGGGGACGAAAAAATCGAGAATCGTCCGAAAAACCTTCAATCCCCCCGGAAGGTCTTCGGGGTCTGCGTCTCGCTCGAAGGCGAGTTGCGATCGGTTGAACCGCACATCGCTGAACGTCGCCTCGCGCTCCATCTCAACGATCAGCGCGTCCTTCGTGGCTTTCGCGCTCAGCGGGGTCAGGTCGAATATCTCGGCGCGAATGCGCGGGCGGGTCAGGCCATCGGTGCCGCCCTGGTAATAGTCCCGGCCGGGCGACACGGTGGTCAGCACCAACGCGGGAAAGGCGGTCTTGTCGTTGCTCTTGCGCTCGTTCCAATCAACGGCAGCGCGGTTGTGAACCTGGCCCCACGCGATCGGAGCGGCACGTAGGCGGTCTTGCAGGGCTCGCTCCATCAGATCGCCCCTTCAATTCTGGCACCGATGCGACCGCCGAATATCTCGATCACGACGCCTTCATTGGCGTCCACTGCCGGGGCGAGCATGGGTTGAGCGCGGTGATTGACCGTGCCGAACTCCCAGAAATGCCCCTTCCAGTCGCCGATGATCACGCCGACCGTGCCGTCCTCGAAGATCGTCGCTTGGATGCTGTCGCGCAGGTCGCCTTTATCGACCGGCGCCAAGCTGCGCGCATCCTCCGCGATAGGCTCCACCGCGATTAAGCCGTCTTCTTGCAGGTTGCGATCAGAGACGGCTTCTCCGATAGATTTCAGGTTCGCCAACGCCTCTTGAACGCCGTCGAGCCGGAATTGCATCAGGCCTCGTCCACTGCCTTTGCGATGTCGGCCTTCACAACTGCACCGCTTTTGCCGCTGCCCTTCTTAGGCAGGTCGATGTTCCGCTCTTCAGCCTCGTTCTTCAATTCGGCCACGGTCGGCTCGACCAGTTCGACGAACCCGAATGCGATATCGGTGGCGGGGCGATCGTGCTGATACTCGTCGCCCACGGCATGGACACCGTGCACGTTCTGGTGCCAGCGCAGGGTTTTCACCTTCGGCATCGTATCATCCCTCTATGGAGCCGCGAACGGCAGTGATTTCGAGATATCCACGCTCGGGCGTGTCGGGAGCGATTCCTTCGATGTCCCACACCGACCCGGCGTAAACAATCCGATCCTTTAGCGTGACCGCGCGCGTGTCGCTGTCCATCAGCAGCCCGAACGTCGCGGCCTGTGAGCCTTGCTCCATGGCGGCTTCCCGGCGCTCCGAACCCTTGCCCATCCAAACCTGCGCCCAACGCTTGAAGGTGATGGGCGTCTCGGATTCGACCTCTTCGCCGTATTCATTCTGAGTGAACGTGAATCGCTCAAAGACGATGCGCTTGTCGCGATTGCCAGCCTTCACACCCGCAAACTCCGGTAAGGGCGGCACAGAGCCTCCACAGCCATCATCGCGGCGCTATCACTCTCTCCGGTGCGCCATTCGTCGTATTGCGCCCGTAGATGCACCAGAACGGCGCTCACGAGGTCCGCAGGGGGCTCGGTGTAGCCTGCCGTGTAAGTCAGCAAGACAAGGGTGTTCTCGTCCATGGTGGGCCAGGTCGAAAACGGATAGGCCCGATCGCGCACGATCTGCGCGTCATCGATAAGTCCCGCGCTGCCATCCGAGCCGGTGTAGTCAATGCTCAGGTCGTCCGGGTTCGGGCCGTA